CGTCTTTTGAGTGAGAGAACGAACGTCTGGAGTATTCGCATGGGCAGCTTTAGACTCCGTCTGACCTCTCTCTGTGGACTGCTGTATCTCTTTATTCGTCCTTTGTACCAGCCAGTGCTTGTACGCCACAGGGATGTTATAAGACTCTGTCCACGACATTCCCAGATAATACATACAGATCCATCCCGGTTCGAGGATCAACTTCTCCTTATCTTCCGGCCTCAGGCCAAAGAAACGATGCACCCAGCGGGACTGTCACCTCTTCCTCAAACCCACACTCATCACACGTGACGGGAAGCTTGAAAGTAATATTCGGTTCATTTTCTCTGATATATTTTCTCAGAGCTAGAGAGTCCCTTGCCGGCATGAGACGAACGAACTGGGCAATGCGAGACCTATCAGTATTTCCGTCGAGGGTCACAATTGAACGTAGCATATTGTTCATGAGGTCAGAATCCGACTGAAGCTTGTGTTTCTTCTGACTAGTCTTCAGGGCAGCCACTTCTTCCTCATCAACTCCCGTCAAGAACTTGAATCCCACAGTCTTGCCCGTGAACGGAAGGACGTACTCAAAATAGTTAGAGCTCTCTTTCGAGGGAGACAGCTCTAGCATTTTCAAGGGAAGTTGAGACAAATCATAACAGTTTTTATACTTTGCGTCACACTCAGAACACTCGTACTCCACTTCGTACTCTTGGCCGTAGCCGCTGATACGAATGGCAACCAACAAAGCGTATCTGTCGCCGTTCAACATCGTGGACGGCTCAATACTTCTGTCGACCAGACAAGACTTCAGAAGCTCAGTGATGACAGTGCCCTTCTTGATCAGCACTTGATTCATCAGAATATCTTCCTCACGAGCAGTCATGGCTCGAATCTCGACATACTCCTTTCCACAGAGGGGATGGGACGGAGGGTAACACTTGCCCAACGAGGGCAGCGGTACCATCGAAACAGGTAGGTCGACGCCTAGATCGGCCTTCATCTTATCCACGGCGGACATAGTCACGATATTGGGATCAGCAACTCTACCGAATACTGCGGTGTTCTGTTCTCTATTTTCAGTCATATTTTTCTCCAACTACAAAATCTAACATTCCTTCAGAAAGAATTAAATCGTTAAAGAGTATATCGTACCAAAAATATGCAGTCTGTGAGTCCAGTCGTGTAAAGTAAAACCATGAAGGATAGGGACCTATATGATGACGTCAATGCAGAAACAGAAATCGACGGCATAAAAACGTTCATCTACACTTCTCGCGGAATGATCTGGTCTGAAGATGGCTATGTCTATGACAAAAAAAGTAGAAGATTGAGAAAATGGTTCTGTAGGTCTCAGCCATTACTTCGTCGTGGTGGTGCAACGAATTATAACAATCCAAACAAGTACTGGCTTCCCAGATACTTCGACATAGATCGTCTGGAAAGAACTGCGAAAAAAATACTAGACAAGGCCAGTAGACTCAGTGATAACCTACAAGCAAATTTCAAGAGACTTCGTAATGAGAACATAGTTCCTATTGACATAAATGAAGCTGTCCCTGATCCTACTGATATCATGTACGCCACTATCATGAAGATCTGTGTAGAGAGTTTTCATCATAGTATGTGGACGGAGAAAAAATCTGAATCGTGGTTCGGTATCGAAAAGAAAAAAGTGTGTGTGAAGGACCTTGATCCCACGTGCACGTATGACAGAAAAATGTACACAGACATTGTCGATAATCAGCTGAAGTTGAGTAAGCTCTGGAATCTTTATCACAACTACAATAACTTGATTAATCAAAACGTCAAGAGACTTGTTGCAAGAGAGGCAGCAAAAAGTATTGAAGGGAATCAACGTCTAATAAACTACAGTATCCAGAACGACATTGGTTACCTGGACATATGGCGAGTCATAACTCTCAAGACAAAGATGGGCTCGACTTTTCGGACTCATGTCCGCAAGTCGAACGACAATCGTAGTCTTCATGTAGAAGTGACAGAAACAGATATAGGTAAAGATCGATTAATCTCTATTTCAACTTAGTGAGGGAATCCCTTAACTGTCCTAGAAGATCCAACGCCTTAGGATTTACGTCAATCTTTCCAGTGCTCTTCCGTCTACCAAGAAGAGGAGGGAAATGCTCGAGAGTCTTGTTAAATGCCTGTACCACTTTATCGTCACGACTCTCTTTGGTCTTCTGCGTGAGCCTCGCCATTGCCTGCTTGAGAAACTCCATGTTCTCGACTTTATCTTTGCCCACTTGTTCGTTGGCAGTCCTGATGATCGTCTCCACGTCGTTTCTGATGCTGGCCTGACGACTCGCAACTTCCTTGTCAACGTCCTGAGCAGCCTCGGGACTGTGGACCTTCTCGACGATACTCCTGATCTCTTCTTTGATCAGTCTACGGAGTAGAGACTCACCGAGACGAGACCCCTGTCGACTTTTCAGAAGGGCCCTTGTGTCCGCAAGTTCGGCCTGTTGGGAGTCAAACTGCTTTTGTAGCCTCATTGCTTGATTCAAGAAAGAGTTGTAGGAAGGCTCACCCTGAAACAGCTCGGCCTCCTCGAAAGCGTCGTCCACCTGACGCTGAGTCAGTGTCGTACCAGCACCAGCACTTGTCATCGGAATGAAAGGATCTTCCATTCCTTCTCTCACCCTCTTTTTCATGGAGTTAATTAGACGTCGAACGTTGATGTTTCCTATCAACTGGACGAAAAATAATTTCTGAGATCACTCTACGTGGTATGGAAGGGCTGTCAGTGTCCAAGTATCAATTTGATCAAGCTTGGAATGTACCCCATCAGAGAAGACAACGCTGTAGGCCCGAAGAACAGCGTCACGGCGCCAACGACAATCTTCCACTTCTCTATTCGAAGTTTGTCGACTTCCAGCATATTCTTCTGTGTCGTCGTGATCTGCTCAACGACTTCGGCCTTTGCCTCCTTGTGCGCCTTCAGTTCGGCCTCAGCGACCTTGGCACGAATCAGAAGTTCAGCCCTGTCCTGGACCTTCGTTATCTCGCCTTCCTCAAAGTCTAGACTAGTCAGCGAAGCACGTCCCATCTCTGCGACTTCTTCAGCTACACCGGTCTGAGCGTAATCCCTCATCACCACATTCGCTATCTTATAGATCGCACCCGACATCCCTGTCCCTGTCGTCCCGGCGAAGATGTCGGGTGCTTCACCCAGAATGTCAGTGACTTCCTTGAACTTGTCGTCGATCTTCGTGTTCAGTCTCATGACTTCAATGAAAATCTTCTCGTCATTCTCTTCTAAAGTCTCGACACGATCCCTCATGACACAGTGGGTCCCATGAATACCACCATCCCCATTTCCAGGTCTTTTAGGCCTAGGCTGCGGGAATTGCTTTATTACAGCGCTAGGAGATAAGTCATGACTGTCAAAGCTGTCGACTGCAGGAATTATGGTTCGCAAGTGCGTGTCGCCTGTGGCCATGGCAAAAACCTCTACCACTAATTAGGACGATCTTTCATCCCCACAGCGCTTATACGGGATATGACGTTGAACTTGGAAAGAAAACTTAGTACTGCAGAGCGCAGTTGTCGAAGCGAATGGTCAAAGAGATCTCGACTAGTTCATTAGAATCGAACCCGAGGTCACCAAAGTTAGCTTCTGTAATGAAGGCACCTTTAATGTCCCAGAGCTCTATCACGACACCTATCGGGTCTAGAACCTTAACTTGCAGATCTCTTTTATACATATCTGCGTAACCTGCACGACCCGATATGCTGTCGAAGTGGGTGCGTACCCATTCCATGACTTGCTGCGCGCCCGAGGGTGCGATTGGATCATGTAGAGTGATAGAAATGGTGTTGAACTTGGTCTTACCAGCGATGTAACGGTGCGAGTTGATCCAGGGAATTTCGATCTCCTCAGTCGTCACAGTGGGTCGTTGCGCAGTCTTGATCAGATAGGCGTCGATGCCTTCGATCATTAGTACAAATTGGTGTTGCTTTTTCGGTTGGAACGTGTTTGGGATTAGTGACTGGACATCTAAAACTGTGGCTGCCATTGAGATACTCCTAGTTGAAAATCTGTGACTCGCAAGAGTACATATATTACCGTAAAGATTCTTTCACCTTTTTCGTTATAGGGACATGTGTGAGATAAGGGTCTGAGTGTCACCATCTTTCAGGGTCTGATTGATCGTCTCGCCATAGTTCATATTCTTGGTCGGCGGTGCCATAAGGATCATCGGGGTCGAATATTTCTTCTTCGTCCTGCCAGTCGCCTTCATGGGCATCTGCTATTCTTTCAAGTTCGTCTCCCAGTGGGGGAACTTCATCAGCGTCGGCGAACTGTGTGTCGAGTAGATTCATGACACCCGTCGCGAGGTCGTAGATGGAGACGTCATGTTCTTTCGCCTGTAGTCGTAGGTCAGCTTCGACTTGACTCAAGTCTGGGTAGGATAAAAGGTCATCGAGGACAGACTGAAATAGTTCTTCTCGTTTACTGACGTCTGCTTGTTTTGTTGCAGCATCTCTGGCCATAGCATCTGCTCGAGCTCTGTCGGCCCATTCTGGTGTAGAAGTACGTCTGTCAATCTCTGCTTCGACTAGTCTTTTTATCAATTTGGGAGTCAATTTCATGGAGTCACCTCTAGTTTTTGATTCAGTCTCAAGATTCTTGAAGCTGTCCGAATATTTCTTATTGTTGTCGTAAATTCTCAATAAGCTAATCTGTTTCAATATTTTCGAAATCAATTCATCTCGATAATATTTTTCTGGGTCTTTCAACTGTACATGCAGGGCCAGACGATTGAGATTTTCTCTTGATGAAGAATCCAGTAATCCTCGAGTGATGATAGGTCTGTGTTCTGTCAGACTAGTCTGTCTTGATTCAGACACTCTTCCCAAGATCCTCAAATCGTCCTTGTTCAGATTTCCCGTCTTCATTTTGTCGACAATTTTTCTGATCTTTCCAATCTTGTCACTGAGGTCACTGTTGAGGCCTATTATCGTGGCTCTTATTATTGGATTTTCAGGAGAGTGTTGAAAAGCGTCGTCGAGGATTCCCTCAATATTATGGAGGTGGTCCATGAACGTGTCCAGACCGTTCGAGAATTTTGACAGGTCAGTCTCCGTCAATTTCTTCTTGTTCATGTCGTCGAACTCTAAGTAGGCTTGTTTTAATCAGTACTCAAGTCCAAGGAATTATTCCAAGGAGTTGAGAGTGATTATTAGAGGGTCAAGAGAGGGTGTCTAGACGTTGTCGAAGTTGCCATTGTTGGCGACGACGAAGTCGATGGAGACATTTTCTGTCGTTCGGGTTGGGACAACTGCGATCTTGCCGCGAATCGTGTTGTTCTCAATGTCAGCCTGAGTCGTCGTGCTTGAGTCGATAACCACCTTGAATCTTTCGACACCAGACAGAGACTGGATCCTCTGCAATCTTGGTGTTACTGCTGCAGAGAATTTGGCAAGCGTCACTTCTCTGTTTGGTTCGAAGACGATCGTCTGTACGATGTCACGGACCTGGCGACGAATCTCGATCAAAAGGCGACGGACATTTACTCTGTCAAGTGCTGATGCAGCTGCCTGGAGAGTCTTCTGACCCCAGACGACGACGCCGCCCGTTGGATTGAGTCCTTGGCCAGAAGCCTGAGGGAATGCAACGAGAGGATTAATGTCGACATCGGCCAGAGTGTTCAAGTTGTCCTGTGAGAGTTTCACTTTGGCCTCAAGTGTCGTGGACAGAGCGCCTCTGGTGAAGCCAGCAGGAGCGAACCAGGGATGGCCGATAGAGTCGTTCAGCGCCATGGCTCCCATGACGACGACTGAGGGCGGTACAACCACGTTCGTCTTGGTGTTGGGGTCCTGTAGGACGACGTCGGGGTAATAGGCGGCAGCAAAGCTACTGTCGACTGACCTATCGGAGAATGCTTGTGCTGTGTTGAACACACTTGGTTTCTGTGATGATTCTACGACGACGCCGTTGTTCTGGTCATACTCTTCGACATCCATCACGTACATTGCATCGAAGCGGTCTTCAGTGGCAAGAATTGCGTAATCGGTGACGATTGGATGGCGAATCCCGGGAATTGCAAGAAGCTTGATATCGACGTTCGTTGTCGACTTCATGACTTCAATCGACTTGCGCCAGGTCACAACGTTTGGACCAGAGACTCCACCTCGAGCTGTCGAGTCAAAATCACCAATGATAGCGTTGTTAGATAGATTCGCTTCTTCACGATCCATGACGTTGACACCATCAAACCCACCCTGGACGAAGAGGCTGAATTTCGCAAACTGTCTGTTAGAAACTGTCAAGTCTGTCACTTGGAACGCTCTGGTCTTTGCGGCATCGTCGGTACCAATCGCGCCTTCACGAACGTATACAGCGTCGACCCATCGAAGAGGATCGGCGACTGTGTTGGACCCAGTGACGACCTTGATGTTCTCCAGACTGAAGAAGTTGTTGTTGAATCTGTCGGAGTCCACGATTCCCAACTGCGCGGTGTCGGGATCACCTGCATTGTCTCCGAGGACGACATTCACATTAGCAGTAGAGAATTCCGGGAAGTACTTTGTCGTCTGCCAGACGCTGTCGTTACGTTTGAGACTAGAATTGGGCGTCGTCAGAGAAGTCACGTGTTCGAATTGAACACCCCAGTAGTATGAAGAGTTCACGACTTTCTTGCCACCAGTACCAACAGTAATATTCTGTCTGTAAGGAACTGGAGGTTCGACTGCTGTCTTCAAGATGCTAGTGACAGTATGCTGTGTAGAAACAGGAGACGTGAGCGGCATCGTTCCCGAAGTTACCAAGTGATAGAACCCTCTGAATCCCATCGGAAGAGCCTGAGGATCGAGGAGCTGTTGATCGACAGCGTCAGATACTTCTACTCTGACGAGGTTCGACTTGTTCTCGTAATTTCCATCCACTACAAGATTTTGTGACGTCAAAGTCCTATCGAATTCATAGTAAGCGTGGAGATCGCCGATCCTCTTTGCGATGTAGTTGTCGCTCATTGGATCCAAGTTAACCCCTCTGAACTGTTCATTGGGGATGGCTCTAGTATTTCCATCATTATCAGTCCACTCTCTCAGCACGACATCGAATGTTCCGTAGTCATACATTGGGTCGGACGACTGGACAATATTCTCGATAGAAACCTTGAACGCATTCGTCTGATCAAGTGCGCCGTCGTCCATGGCGTGGAGTCTGAATAGATTCTTCGGGAATCCACCGAACTTCTGTGATACGATCCAAGGAGTCCGACCATGAGCAAATCTGTCCTCAAAGTTCTCATAATTGGGGACGTAAGTCGAACCGACATTTCTTCCCAAAGTACCAGTAGTGATGAATGCAACAGACTCAGCACCGATTCGAGCAGCGTAAGCGCCGCCGGCACCAGACGCAGGGGTCACTACAACCGTTCCTGTGACAGCGGCATTGACTGGCATGATGTCACGCCAAGTGTAGAGCAAGTGACCAGCCTCTTGATACTTGTAAGGATCTCT